ATTCAAAGCTAGAGAAAGATATAGCTTTGGTTTCAGTGACTGGAGATCTTACTATGGTTCTGCGGGATCATCCTAGGATATAAATGATAATGGGGGTCAGTAATGGCCCCTATTATTTATTGTTAAATATAAGGAATTAAATATGGCAACAAATATAAAAGCAATATTCGCAACATCTACATCTACGATAGATTCAATTCCGGGTAGACTTAGAGGATACAGTCTCGTAAATGGTATGGCTTCAGCAACTGACATTGTGTTAAGAGATGGTGGCGCTGCTGGTTCAATTATTATGAAACAAAGACTAATCGCTGGGGGTTCATCTGATCAGTATATTGAAGATGCGGGTATTCGTTACGAAACAAATCTGCATGTCACTATGAATGCAGGAGTTAGTGTAGCTGGTACATTTTTTGTAGGATAGAACATGGCCGTTCGTAAAAAGAAAAAGGGCATGGGTATAAAGTCCAGTGTTAAGTCTGGTAATTTTAGACCGACTAAACAAGGTGCCGGTATGACAGCTAAAGGTGTAGCTGCCTATCGTCGTGCCAATCCTGGATCTAAATTAAAAACTGCTGTCACAGGTAAGGTTGCAAAAGGGAGTAAAGCTGCAAAAAGAAGAAAGTCATTTTGTGCACGATCTGCGGGTCAAGCCAAGATGCATAATGTTAACTGTCGAAAGACACCCAATAAAAGAATCTGTCAAGCAAGGAGGAGATGGAAATGTTAGATATGAATATGATTTGGATGAAAATTAAAGAAAAACTTAAATGTACCACGTGTAAAAAACATTGGTATATAGCTGCAATAGTTGGTTTACTATTGTGGTGTTGGATATTCTAAACCATGGTCGATAAAGATTTAACAGATCTTAAACTTGAATTAACACGTCATATTGAACGTGAGGCTCAGCTACGTGAAGATGTATCTGAACTTAAAGAAGATATGGGTTGTGTTAAACGATCTATCTTTCAAGTTAAATGGTTAGTCATAGGAGCTGTGTGTGCTACAGTTGTTATGCAATCAGGAGCAACATCAGTTATTGCAAAGATACTTATAGGTATTTAATATGGCCATAAGTCGTGCTAATATAAGACAACAAGTAACGAAAGGACCACAAAAGAAAAAGTGGACCCGAAAGTACAAGAAGTCTATTAACTGCAAAAACCCAAAAGGTTTTTCACAACGAGCACATTGTGCTGGTAGAAAGAAGAGAGGTAGATAATGCAAGTAACAAAAAACGTAATAAGGTTTAACAATATGCTTGTTAAGATTCCACAAGACACTAAAAGAGTGTGGGACTTATCAGAGAATCGATGGGGGTATAGATATGACAAAGCTATGTCCTAGAGGTAAAGCTGCTGCGAAACGTAAGTTCGCCGTATATCCATCAGCTTATGCAAATGCCTATGCATCAAAGATATGTGCGGGTAAGATAAAAGATCCGAGTGGTAAAAAGAGAAAAGACTTTAGAGGACCAAAGCCTAGTAAAGCTGGAGGTGGTACTATTAAATTAAAAAAGGGTGGTAAGATTGCTCGTGGTTGCGGTGTGGTAAAAAGAAGAAAAGTAACTAAATACCCCAAAATGAAGAATGCCTAATAAAAATTACTACACACAAAGACAATGGGACAGAGTTGTTGGGTATGGTAAAGTGCCAGATAAATATAAACTAAAGGAAAAAAGGTAATGGCTAAAAAAGGTTTAAAGACGTGGTTTAAAGAAAATTGGGTAGATATATCTACAGGTAAAAAGTGTGGTCGTAAATC